TGGGTTCTGAAGAAATGCCACAAGCAGATGCTGAGGCTCCAGAAGCTGAACCAGAATCTGACGAAGTTGTACCAGCACCTGAAGATGATTTAGCAGAAAGAATGTCTAAATTAGAAGAACTTATTAATACAAAATTTGGTGAAGAACCAGAGGAAGAGGCTTTAGATGAAGTATATTTTGATTTTGAAGACGGTGGAGAAGATGCTTATGATAAACATTTAACAAAAGATTCTGAAGAAGAGGAAGATGAGGAAGGTAACTATAATTTAGATATCACTCATGAATTATCAAATATCAACGAAGCAATTAATACAACCTTAAGTAAATATTTTGAATAAATGTACCTTCTATACATTAATGAACTAGGTCAAGATTATAAAGGACAAAGACAATATGAATTTATCTTTGGTAACGACCCAGACACATTAGTTGAAGAATGGTTTATAATTCCGTCTGCCGGTAGAGCTATACCACCAGAAGTAGAATCAATCGATTTGGTTGGTTTACTTAAGAATTCTGATTTAAAACTTGAATTAGTACAGAATTCTGATTATTTTGGTGTTATCGATGCGGTTGATGGAATTATTGCATTAGGGTGGGAAGCTTTTGATATTGAAGCAGAAGAAAGACCAATAAGGATTTCATTTCATTTTGCTGAAGAATTAAAAAGCGTAACACAGAAATTAGCAACGAAGGGGCTTAGATTAATTAATGAAGAAATTAAATATAAATTAAAATGAAAAGAACAGAAATAATAGAAAAACTTATTAAAGAAGGATTTTCAGAAAAAACATTGGTTAGATTCAATGATAATCAGTTAATGAAATTTGCTGATAAAATGTTAAAAGAGGCTCAAACTGTAACAACAACTAAAACTGTTTATAATAGTAAAGATCCTAAAGATATCGCAGCGTTAAACACGGTATTACAAACTCCAGACGCTTTAAAAGATCAATCAGTTGAAGTCAAAGAAGTTGATGCGGCTAAAGTACCAAAAAAGAAAAAAGGTAAATCTATTCTTAATTTAAAAGACCCTAGCGCATTTGTTGAAAATGTTGTAAGTAAGAAATATCATTCAGTAACAACAAAATCGGAAATTATGGAAATGGTTAAATTAAAAATGAATGGAACAGTGTCTGAAGATTTATCTGAAAGAAAAATGCCTAAGTTACCTGAATTTTTATCTTTTGATTCTATTGTATCTGCTGGTAAACCAGAAGAAGCTCCAGTTCAACCTGAAGTAATTCCTGACACACCAACAAGAGAGAAACCAAAAAGAGAGGATGACCCAAGAAGAAGACCCTTTAGAAATCCAAATGAAGAGCCGGTTCCAGAGTCAGATCCAAAAGCTAAAATAAAAAAATTACATAGAAATAAAATGTCTATGGCTGCCGAATAAATTTAACTATGAAACTAACAAAAAAATCGTTATTATTGAAGATAAAAGAAAATATTAACGAAATGCCAATGACATTTGATACACCTGATAGCAGGCCAAATCCTGACGTTGAAAGAGATTTGGCTAGTAGAGATCATACATTTAAGAAAGTAAACTTCCCTAAAAATGTTAATGAACCACACTCAAATTTTGAGGAATTATTAGCATCTAAGCGTTATAAGCAAATTGTTGATAACGTTAGAAATAATTTAGGGATGCCATTAGGTGTTGGTGATGAAATCAGTCCAACGTTAAATAGTATAATGGGTCGAACTCAGTATGAAGTATCGCGTATCGAATCAACACATTTAAGAGAGTTAGAAGCATTGGCTGTTGAGCTAGTGATGAAAGAATTGGGTGTTGAGGAAGGTGATATTGTTTATGAAGCAAAGATTGAATTACCATCAAATGAGGGCTTCAAGAACTCACCTCCAGGTGAAATGGAACCAGAAGAAGTTGAATTGGAAAAGGAACTTGCCGATGAATTAGATAATTTTACATTAGAAAGAGCAAAAAGAAGGATGATTAACGCTATGATGCAAGGAGCATCAAGTACGGGTCATTTTATGTATCACTATGCAAGAGAAGGTTTACAACAAATAACTGGTCAAGCAGACAGACTAATATCAATGTATGGCGCTTTAATGTCAGCAGCTGATGCTATGTTATGGCAAGGAAGTAATAGAGCTATGGGTGTTGGTGGAGGTGGTGGAACACCACAAGTTGGGGGTAAGGAAAAATCTTATCCAAATGAGAAGCCGCCAAGAGTTGTTGCAACAGCAATTAATTTTCCAATATTAGTTCATGAATTAATTAAAGGAACATACGAAGTTATTGCAGACCTTCATAGTAACCCAAAAGATGCTGATGGTAATATAGATATGGAATTAGCCAGAAGAGTAAAGGATAAGGAAGATAGTAAGAATAAAGAGATTTGGGATTTTAGATTAGGCCCAGCAATATGGGACATTCTTAAAGATTCGTTCCCAGAAGAAACAATTACAGATGAAGATAAGGCTGGAATTCAATTAATTATGTTTCAAACTATTGTTTCTAAACCAGCTAAACAGTTTTTAGTATTCATGAGAGAAGTCCTTTCTAACACCGATACTAGCAAGAGATTAATGAAATCATTATATGATATGATCAATGGTGAAATTAATGATTATGATTATAAAGTAGCAATGGAAGAATTTGACAAACAATTGGATGACATTACCAAGGGAATTGATGATGACGATTTATATGGGGAACTAGGTGGTTTGGGAATAGATAAACCAAGAGATTAATGAGAAATTAAGTTAAAGTGGTCAAATTTGACCACTTTTTTTATATTTATATATATGAGTCAAAAAATAGAACAATTAAAGGAGTATGCTCGTATAATAAAAGATACTCCATACGCACTTAAAACATATCTCCAAACCTTTGATAATACACAGAGAAAGTTTGTGCCATTAGAGTTGTTTCCTGATCAAATACAATTATTAAAAGATTACGAAACATATAATGAGAACATCACAAGAAAATATCGTCAAGCTGGTGTAACAACAGTAACGGCCGCATGGTTATCAAAAAAATTACAATTAGCAAAACCAGAAAATCCAGAAAGGGTTTTGATTATCGCAAACAAACGTGATACCGCAATTGAGATGGCGAATAAAGTTCGTCACTTTTTAGATCAATGGCCAGAATGGATAAATGTTGGGTTTTCACCAGATAAAAATTCAGAAAGTAGATTTAGATTAAATAACGGATCTGAGGTAAAGGCTGTGGCCACATCTGCGGATGCTCTTCGTGGTTTTACACCAACAATATTAGTATTTGATGAGGCAGCATATATTGAGGCTGGAGATGACTTCTGGGCGGCTTCTATGGCCTCGTTATCAACCGGTGGTAAGATTATATTAATATCAACACCAAATGGCTACGATCCAATTTATTATGGTGTTTATGAACAAGCAATTAGGGGTATTAATGATTTTCACATCACTGATTTAAGATGGTTTAAAGATCCTAGATATACTAAAGATTTGGTTTGGATTAAAGTTCCAGATATTGTACATTATATGTTAAATAGAGAACAATATAATGATGATGAGGTTATTTTAAAAGAATTCGACATAACAAAATACAAAGAATTAATGGATAATGGGTATCAACCTTATTCATCTTGGTTTGAGTCAATGTCCAAAAAATTCAAATATGATAAGAGAAAAATTTCTCAAGAACTTGAATGTGATTTCTTAGGATCTGGTGATAGCGTAATACCAACTGAGACAATGGAAAAGATTGCTAAAACCATGATTAAACAACCAAAAGAAAAATATATGCAAGGATTGCTTTGGCAATGGAAAGAACCTGTTCAGGGGCATAGGTATATTATGGGAGTTGATGTTAGTAGAGGTGATAGTGAGGATTTTTCATCAATCAATATTATTGATTTCGATGAAAGAGAGCAAGTTGTTGAATATGTTGGTAAAATGCCACCAGATGATTTAGCGTCTGTTGCTTATAAATGGGGTATATTATATGATGCGTTTATTGTAATCGATATCACAGGTGGTATGGGTGTTGCAACATCAAGAAAATTGCAAGAAATGAATTATAAGAACTTATTCATTGATGGTATTAATACCAAGAATGTTTGGGAATATAATGCAAAAGCAATGGAAAAAATACCTGGAATTAATTTTAATAATAAAAGAACACAAATTGTTTCAGCATTTGAAGAACAACTCAGACATGATTTTATTGTTAGATCTAATAGGCTTTTAAATGAACTAAACACTTTTGTTTATATAAATGGTAGACCAGATCACATGAAAGGACAACATGATGATTCAATCATGAGTTTAGCTATTGCTTTGTATGCTGGAGAAATATCATTTACACAATTAGTTAGAAACGAACAACAGAATAAGGCTATGCTAGATTCTTGGGTTATGTCAGAAAGAACATATCAGTCACCACAAACAGAAAATTATTCATATGGAACTAGTTTCGATCAGGTTGGTATGATGCAAATTGATAGCTCACCATACGCAAAGAGTAGTTCTAACGGTATACCAGCGAAAGAACAGTACAATCAATATTCCTGGTTATTCGGAACTAATAAAAAGGCTTGATAATTCAATAAAAATTGATTAGATTAATTACAATAGTATTTATATAGTATGGCGAATCAAGATTTGACAGTTTTTCAGAAATTAACTAAGATATTTGGCTTCCAGAATAAGGGAGAACAAAGTCCTCCGTCTTTTAATTTTTCAAGAGAAGAGTTATTAAAGACCGATGATCCCGTTGAATTTGAAAAAGCTAGGTTACAAGCACAACAGTCTCAATATCTTTTTGATAAGTGGGCAAAATTAGATAATTCATTATATAACCAATCAGTATATTATGAACCAAATAGACTATCAGCATATTATGATTATGAGTCTATGGAGTTTACACCTGAGGTGTCAGCAGCATTGGACATTTATGCGGAAGAATCTACAACGGTTTCTGAAAAGGGATATATTTTAAATGTATATTCCGAATCAAAAAGAGTAAAGAACGTTTTAATAGATCTATTTGAAAATAGATTAGATATAAACACTAACCTACAAATGTGGGCTAGAAATGTGTGTAAGTATGGTGACAACTTTGTTTATTTAAAGAGTGATCCAGAAAGAGGTATTGTTGGTTGTCAACAATTACCTAATATTGAAATTGAAAGACTTGAAGGTGCACAATCAAGAACACCAAACTCTGGTGATCTAAAATCCCCAATTCGCGAATTGAGATTCCAATGGAAAAATAAGGATATGGAATTTCAGTCTTGGGAACTTGCACATTTTAGATTATTGGGTGATGATAGAAAGTTACCATATGGTACTTCTATGTTAGATAAGATTAGAAGAATTTGGAAACAACTTTTACTTGCTGAAGATGCCATGTTAATTTATAGAACATCAAGGGCTCCAGAAAGACGTGTATTCAAGATTTTTGTTGGTAATATGGATGATAAGGATATTGAACCATATGTACAACGTGTTGCAAACAAATTTAAAAGAGATCAGGTAGTAGATAGTAGAAATGGTCAAGTAGACATGAGATACAATCAAATGGCTGTTGATCAAGATTATTTTATTCCTGTTCGTGATCCTGCGGCCCCAAGTCCAATTGAAACATTAGCCGGTGCGCAAAACTTAGGTGAGATTGCGGATATTGAATATATTCAAAAGAAATTATTGGCAGCACTTCGTATTCCTAAGGCGTTCTTAGGGTTTGAAGAGGTTGTTGGTGACGGTAAGAATCTTGCTTTAATGGATATTCGTTTTGCAAGAACAATCAATAGAATTCAAAAATCTTTAATACAAGAATTAAATAAAATCGCTTTAATTCACTTATATCTTTTAGGATTAGAGGATGAATTAGAAAACTTTACATTAGGTTTAACAAACCCTTCTTCACAAGCAGATTTATTAAAAATTGAGCAGTGGAAAGAAAAGGTTACATTATATAAAGATGCAACTTCAGATCAATCTCAAGTGGGTATATTACCAGTATCACATACGTGGGCTAAAAAGAATATTCTTGGTATGAGTGATAATGAAGTGTTGTTAGATTTACAACAACAACGTCTTGAAAGAGCTATGGGAGCTGAATTACAAAATACAGCACAGATCATTAAAAGGTCTGGTGTGTTTGATGAGGTTGATAGTAAGTATGGTATTCCGGAAGAAGAAAGAGCGGAAATTGAAGCACAAGCGAACGCGAACGCTGACGGTGATGAAGGTGCATTGGGCGGAGGTATGCCACCTAGTCCATCATCAGAACCACCTGGAGAGGCTTCTGAACCATTAAGTGAAAGAAAAAAGTTTAGTAAAATCAGAAGTGTTTTAGGGGAATCACAAGAAAATAATGATTTATTTAATCTTGAAAAGGCACAGAAGAATATTTATGAAATAGAAAATAAATTGAACGACATTATAAACGATTAAAAATGAACAGAATTGGGATTATAAAGAGCAAACTCTTAAAAAAACTAACAGAATCATATGGTTCTAACAATAAATCTGAAATGAAAAACATTTTAAAATCTGTTGTTGAGAATAAGGAGTTCAAGGAGATGTATCTTTTCTACGAGGAAATTGAAAATAAATATTTTGAAGATAAGGAAATAGCTAAATTATATGTTGAAGGTATTGATACCGAAATGGTAAAACAACAAGTTAAAAATTTAAAAACATTCTGTGAATCACTAGATAAGAAGTTAGGGGATATTGAGGTGACAACAAATGAAATATATGAGGCTTTAGATCAATTGGGATCTGAAGATTCGTTATCAAACCTTGAAAAGAAAATTGTGGCAAAAAAGAGACTAATTGAACATTTAACAACTAAAAAATCAGTAGAAAACATCTCTGAGAGTAAAACTTACACAGCAAATGAAAATTTGTTACATGCAGTATTGGTAAATAATTTCAATAATCTATACGAAAATACATTATCTAAAGAAGATAAAGAGGCACTTAAGAATATTTTGGATATAAACGGTGAAGAGTTATTAACTAAAACATCTGAACTAAAAGAAACAATTCTTTCTAAAGTTACAAATATTTTATCAGAATCTAAAGATGCTGATTTGGAAACAAAACTTAAATCAGTTAGAAATGAGGTTAATTCGATGACTCCATCAAAATACAATTATTACAGATTAACACAACTTAAAAATGGTCTTGATTAAATCAGACCATTTTTTAATTTTTCCACATAAACGGCTTTTAATACTTCAGCACGTTTTTTAACAGAGGGTTTTGTAAACGATTGTCTTTCTCTTAGATTTTGAATCTGTTTAGTTTTTTGTACCTTACTTTTGTAAGTTTTAAGAGCAGACTCAATGCTCTTTTCTTTTTTCATATCAATTATAATCATATATTATAAATATTTTCATTTAATCTTTTGGAATATTAAAAAAAATTCCTTATTTTATATCTTATCACCATAATATAATTAAAATTATGAAAAAAATTAATGAAAATCGGAAAATATATTCCATTAGGCGATCACAAAGATGTAAAAGTTGGCTATGGAACAGTAGATTTTAAAAATCTTAAAACAGTTTATGTAAAAATGAATGCATGGGTAGAACCCAATAATGAAAATGAAGACTTTAACAAAACAATCTCTAAAGCAAGAAAAAAAATGAAAGACTTTATTAGAGAGTATAATTTAGGTGAAAATTTCAAAAAAGAAAGTATTGTTGATTTAGATATTAGGACAAAAGGGATAAAGATGAATAAAAGATCATTTATGAATTTAGAAATCACATTATTCGTAGATAAATTTTTTGATGTTAAGTCTAATTTAGTTAAAAACTTACTTAAAACCTTCACTCACGAGTCAATAGATAGTTGTTTAGCGGATAAAACATTATTCAATTTTAATAAAACTAAGATTTGATTCTATTATCCTTGTATTTATATGATATATTAATATATCATAATGAAAATATTAGGACCTAACGACTCTGGAAGAGGACTACTGATTGAATATGACGCAGGTCACATATCTCCAGAAGAATTAAAAAACAAAAATATAATAACAGAAATACAGAATAAGGATACCGACCAGGATCTTATTCTGTATGCTGTTTTACAAAAATACGATACCCCAAATAAGAACGGTAGGATTTATCCTGAGATGTTACTTAAAAGGGAAAATGAAAAGTATCAACAAATAATGAGCAAGGGTTCCGCCCTTAATGAGCTCAATCATCCGTCATCATCACTTATTGATTTAGATAGAGTTTCCCATACAATCACCGAAACGTGGTGGGATGGTAAAACTTTAATGGGTAAAATAAAAATATTAACATCTCCAGGTTGGAAAAAAATGGGGATTGTTAGTTGTAAAGGTGATCAAGCAGCCATGCTACTTCTAAATGGCGTTACATTAGGTATATCTTCAAGAGGTGTTGGATCATTAAAACAAATAAAGGGACAAAACATTGTACAAGATGATTTTGAATTAGTTTGTTTTGATTTGGTATCATCACCATCAACACCAGGTGCTTACGTTTTTCAAGACATTGCGGATAAAGATAAATTTAACGAAACCGTTGAAGAAAAGTCTACTATGGATGATAGAATGAAGAAATTAATGGGTAATCTTGATACTTTTCTTAAACGATAATATTAAAACAATAAAAAATCATCTATTTTGATATTAAAAAAGAGATTTTTTTAAATATACACATATTTATATAGTAAATCAAACAAAAATAATGAGCGAAAAATCGATTTTAGAACAAGCACTACTTCAAGTAAATACACTTGAAGAAGCAGTAAAGCAAAATGCAAAAGGTATACTTTCTTCAGTAATGAAGCAAGAACTAAACGAATTGCTTAAAGAATCAGAAGAAGAGGAAGAAGTAGCAGATAATGCTATGGATCCTAAAGTAGAGGAAAACGACATGTCAGAGCAGCCAGATTCAGATGATGAAGAAGCTGATGATGAAGATGAAATGCCCTCGATAAATGATGAACCATCAAAAGATATCGATGGTGAAGACGAAGAAGATGAAGACGATATGTTTTCAACTGACGACGAATCACCTGAAATGGAAGACGATGAGTTACCATCTATGGATGATATGGCATCAGATGATGACGATACATTAGACATGACAGGAGCTCCAGATGAGGAGGTTCTAAAGGTGTTTAAAGCAATGTCAGATGAAGATGGTATTATTGTTAAAAAAGACGGTAATAATATTGAACTTACAGATGCTGATGATGAGTACATTATTAAGTTAGACGAATCAGAAGAAGAGGAAGAAGAAATGTCTGAAGACTGGACTGAAGAGGAAGCTAGCGATGATGTTGCAGATGACGAAACCATCTATGAAATTGAGTTAGATGATGAACCAGAAGACGAAACTGAAATGTCTGAAGAAGATATGCCAGCTGAAGAAGAGGTTGATGAAGCTGCTCGTACTAAGTGGAACGTACATGGTGGTAAAAGATCTGGTTTAAAAAGTAAAAAAGTTTTTGCAGCTGGTGCTAAAAATGAATCTAAAGCATCAACAAATGCAATTAACGAAGAAGTAGAAAATCTTAAAAAACAAAACAGCGAATATAAAAAAGCGTTGATTATGTTTAAAGATAAACTAAATGAAGTTGCTGTATTTAACGCAAATCTTGCTTATGCAACTAGATTATTCACTGAACATTCAACAACAAAACAAGAGAAATTGAATATTTTGAAGAAATTTGATTCAATTTCAAATATAAAAGAATCTAAAAATCTTTACAATACTATTAAATCAGAATTAGATACTAAAAAACCAGTAACTGAATCTATAGTTAATAAGATTGTTAATACCGCATCAACATCTTCTTCTCAAGAAGTTTTATCTGAGTCAAAAGCTTATGAAGCACCTCAATTTAAGAGAATGAGAGATTTGATGAGTAAAATAAAATAATAAATAAAAAAAACAAAAACCAAATATTTTAAAATGGGAGCATTATTAGAATCAGGTATGGTAGGTAACATCGGTCTTAAGCACCTTCGTGTTATCAAAGAAGATACCATCAAAAAATGGGATGACTTAGGCTTTTTAGAAGGTCTTGACGGTCACCAAAAAGATAACATCGCGCAATTGTATGAAAACCAAGCGTCTTATTTAATCAACGAAGCAGCAGTTTCTGATGCTAGTGGTTCATTCGAGACAGTGGTATTCCCAATTATCCGCCGTGTATTCTCTAAATTATTAGCAAACGATATCGTTTCTGTACAAGCAATGAACTTACCAATTGGTAAATTGTTCTACTTCGTACCTAAAATTCAAGAAAGACAATCAAACTTACACAAATCACCTTATGGTATGCCAGGCAATAGCGACGCATCTACTTTAGGTTATGAAACTGGTACAACAGATCCAAGAAGCTTGTATGATCGTTTTTACGAAGCAAATGATGCAGCTGATGCTGGTATCTATGATTACTCTAAAGGAGCGTTCTCTGCTGTAACTTTAACAGGTTCTTCAGTTGTAACTTTCTCTAACGGAGCAACTACAGATGTAGCTAACGCTGATTTAACTGGTGATACAGTTTCTGATATCATTGTTAAATTCACAGGATTTGCAAAAGATGGTCAAGGTAAATTGATCGGGCCAAATGGTTCTGTAATGGATACTGAAGAATTCTTAGCTTCTGCTGTAGTTAACTACGCAGGTGCAGCAAGAAACTTTAACATTGTTACACAAAAGTATGGTAAAGGTATTGTTGAATATGGTCAAAAATCAACTTCAGCAACATATCCTTCAGGAAGATACCAAGATATTTGTGACGAAGAAGGTACAATTTACGTAAAAGTAGATTTACAATCTTACAGCGCAACTTCAGGTTTCTCTGACTTTACTATTCCTTCAGGTTTCACTTCAAGTGCAGTATCATTAGTTTTCAGAGTTTATGATACATTAGAATTTGAAGATCAAATTGGTGAAGTATCGTTTGATTTAGCTTCAGTAACAGTTTCTGTAACTGAAAGAAAATTAAGAGCTAGCTGGTCTCCAGAATTAGCACAAGACGTTTCTGCTTTCCATAACATCGATGCTGAAGCTGAATTAACAGCTTTATTATCTGAGCAAATCGCTGCTGAGGTTGACCGTGAAATTTTACGTGACCTTAGAAAAGGTGCTGCTTGGACTGCTAAGTGGGATTATAATGAGTGGAAATATGGTGCAACTGGAAACACTCCGTTCATGGGTTACACTCAAAAGGATTGGAACCAAACATTGGTGACTAAAATCAACCAATTGTCAGCTCAAATCCATAAGACTACATTAAGAGGTGGTGCAAACTGGATCGTTGTTTCTTCAGAAGTATCTGCAGTATTCGATGATTTAGAATATTTCCACGTATCTAATGCTGGTCCAGAGCAAGATCAGTACAACATGGGTATCGAGAAAGTAGGTACACTTGCTGGACGTTATCAAGTATACCGTGATCCATACTTACCAGCAGGTAAGATCCTTGTAGGTCACAAAGGTAAGTCACTATTAGACGCAGGTTATATCTACGCTCCATATGTGCCGTTACAGTTAACTCCAACAATGTACAATCCATTTAACATGACACCGATTAAAGGTATCATGACACGTTACGCAAAGAAAATGGTAAACAACCGTTACTTCGCTGTAATCAACGTAAGTGGTTTACAAACGTTCGATATGAATACTTTAAGATAATCTTAAAATTATCATAATAAGAACCCTCACAGAAATGTGGGGGTTTTTTTTGTAATAAAATTAACCTATATTTGTAATAATGGGTGAAAATGTTGATTATAGTAAACTTAGACTAGATGTCCTTGAAAAAATGATATACCAACGAGGTATTGATTGTAAATTGAAGAAGGATGAAATGATAAGAATGCTTAAACTATATGACGAGGGTAAGTATGTGGAGCCAATGTTGGAAACCACCTATGACAAATATGAAAGTGGATTTACTATAGGTATAGATTTAAAAAATCATGCGCAATTGGTACAAATCGGTAAATTGGTCGAAAAAAAAGAAGCTAAGAGATTAAATCGTTATGCTTCTGGTAGGGTCTATTACTGGGGGCCAAATAAGCTCATTTAAGGGGCTTTCTTATCTTTCTTGCGTTCTTCATAGCTAGGCTCAAAATAAGCCTCAATTAGGTCATGAAACTCCCTATAAACATCTGCTTTATTTTCTGGTGTAATCTTTAAAACATATTTATTGGTTCTGGTTATATCTAACATCTCATTTACGTCTGTAGTAACCACATCAGCATCCTTTATTGAATCTTCAGCATAAAAAGAGACACCATCTTCAAATAATTGGGTATCATCATCAAATTCTCTGTATGATTCTTCCCAAGAATCTTCATCTTCAAAATCCGGATCATCATCATTTACCCAATGGTAATCCCCTTGATAATACTCATGTGGAACGTCCTCAATATCAATAATATACGTTTCTTTAGTTTCTTTTTTTCTTACTAATGCTAATCCCATACCATAATCACTATATGTGATTAAAACATCATATAACGGTGTTCTATCATCATATGCACTATCAACAAATCCGAAACCATCACTATATGACTCAAGTAAATTTTTTGCTATATTAACTAAACTAATCATTACCAAGTTTTACATGCCCAATAACGAGGTTTCCAACGTGGGCCAGGATTTGCACAATTATGTCTTGCTCTAAAAGACTTACGTCTTTGGGGGTTATTCTTCTTGATAACCATTCTTTTACCTTTAGCAGATTTACCACCAAAGCCAAAGTTTACTTTAACAACTTTACCCTTATCATTTTTGACATAAACTTTAAACTTCTTAATATCACCTTGCATAATTTTACCTAATTGAACTTTACGTCCTTGGTATTCTGCTTCATTTAAGATATTATTAAAGACAAAATTGGTATCCTGTACAGAACCATCTTCATCTTCATATATTAATACGGGGGTTTCTTCGTTGTATTCGAATAATCTGTTAAATTGATCTTCAGATATTTGTATGATTTTTCTTTTTTTAATGTTTTCGTCAAACTTTACCATTGTAGGTTTGTTACCTTTACCAACTTTGGGGTCATTCTTTTCTGCTCTTCTTTTTTGTGATGTCATTGCTTTCTTTTCTTTTTTATCATAAGATGAAGCAACTTTTGGGGTTTCTTTAGACACTTTTTTAGAAGGTCTACATTTTGGATAGGATTTTCCATCAGCATCTTTTCTACCGCATGGAGGATGTTTACCGTCTACTTTTTTACTAACATCTACCCATTTTTCCTTAAACCATCTTCTAAGGTCTTCTTGTAAAATTTCTCCAGATCTTAATGACTCTTCGATATATTCTTTATCTTCTTTTGAAACAATGATTTTCATATTATTTACATTTTTTCCATCCACCACCCTTAGCTTTATAATTTTTTGCTGCCCAACCATTCGCATATGCTGAAGGGTAAACGTCAAATTTTCTTTTTGCAGCCGCTTTTGATGCCGCCCATTTTGATGGGTCTGTGGGGCAGTTTTTGCTTTCGTCTATTTCCTCTTCTTCTGAAATTTCTTTAGGTGTAATGCCCCTTTTCTTCATATTAATGGCTATTGCTGAGCGTTGTTTAGCACTAGATGCTTCATTAATATCCCCTTGTTGGTCGCCTTCAATTTGCTGCTTAATAAAATTAGCAACTTCTTCAATATCATCTTTTGATGTTGTTATATGATCACCGGCCCATGCGTGGTCCCCGGTAACTAATTGAGGGAACATACTGTGATGTTTATATTTTAGGATTAATTGAATATCATCCATTATTTGTTGAAGGTTTTGTAAAACCATATATGTCCCTTTTTCGGTAATATGCTCTTCCCCTTCTTTTACAATTTGTTTCAGGTGTTTTCTCACGATTTTATTGATTTCCATGATTATAAATATTTTACTTTTCTGAGACAATCTCAAATTTTATGACATCATTATAGTAAATGTACTCATTATGCTTTTTACCCTTAATTTCCAAGTAGTATTCTCTTGGTATTAAATAAGATGTATCTAACATAAATGAATTCTCATTTGTTTTATCTAACAATGTCCAATCGAAGACATTTACATTTGTTTTACCTTCTCTAATGTATATTCTATAGAAAACCTCGTCAAATAGAACATTTTGAGGGGTGTCAATTGATCTGAATGTAGTGACAATTTTTCTTGTTTCACCACTTTTAATCTTTTCATTTAGTTTTATTCCAAAAAATTGAACAGAGTATCTTTCTAGCTCTTTAATGTTTTCACCAACGCTAAAATTAAATGTATACGGTTTAGGTACAAACTTTTGTATAACAGGGTCGATACTCACACCGTCTAGGGTTAATCCTTTCCATTTGTCATGATAAAATCTCTTACCGTCACATAAAACTCCGGTTAAACCAAATATAACCTTGTATACCCCTTTTCTTATTTTAGTTGTTGTTAGGTTTGATAAACCAGAAAGAACCGCACCATTACTATCTGTTATGTCTACGGTTGGTAATGTTGATAAATCATAAAAATTATTACCCTTTGTAACATACAAATATAAATTTTGATTTACTTTTTCAATGAAATTTTGTCGATTATCATATATTGTATCATTAAAATGTGTTTCAACAAAAGGTTCAAAAAAGGTTTGTGTGTACTTGGTAAAAAAAGCAACAGATTGATCAACTTCGGCTTCAATATCTTGATATAAGACGGCAAATGCTAATCCTAAACCATGATTAGTATTACCGGAAACAATAATACCGTTTACGTAATTTGTTATGTCGGCAGACAAATCCTCGTTTCCATTATCAAAATGAATAGTTTTAATTATAGTTGGGTTGTCATTATATATCCCTTCATTAGCCCATGCGTCTAGGGTTGTTCTATTAAACCAATTTGATGGTCTTTCATCAAAGGTATTATTACCATCTGTAAAGTCAAAAACCTGATCTTCATAGTCGAAACCAATACCCTCATCCCAGAACTCTGATATTTTAAATATGATTAAATCAAATGAAGTTGTTCTATCTCTACCCCTACCATTTTTTTGCCTAAGTAGAGACTCGTCTCCAAAAATTGTGTTTGTAAGATGTAGCGTATGTGTTGTACTATTATTAATGACAAATTCACCAGAATTTACTTTATTTTTTAATTCTGTAAAATCAACTTTGAATATGAATTTGGAGAAGGTAGAACCATATATTAGTTCTGTATTAGGGTTCTTGGAGGTGTTAACCTGAGAATCCTTTAAAATGGTGTTGTTTTTCTCGAAGTAAGAGCGAAAATATGACATCTTTTTATTTAATAAATATCAAATTAATTTATTCTAATCGAAGAATTAATCATATCTATCTTGGCACGCTCAATTAATCGCTTTAAACTGTCTGTAGTCGCTTTAAAATACTTTGGTGGGGTAATTATACCGTGAGTGTGATTTAGTAAAATAAGGGTGATTAACTCTAGAATTTCAATTAGTTTTTCACCTCTAACAGACGAAAAGGTATTTGGTAAAATTCTCATTAAATAATCTTCCTGTGTATACTCGTATTTGTCTAATGAACCAATATCTATGTTTTTACCATCAACCCCACTACTCGTTGTTGATATTTGTAAAATATGGTCAGCAGTAATGGCCGCAAATGTTTGATCTAGATCACTTGTTTTTTTAAGAACCGGAACTTCCTTTTTTTTAGTGATTAGAGGCACTTCAGCAGATGTTCTACTGTAAATTAAACCATTACCACCCGATTTGTTAATATAATATACGTTTGATAAAAACTCAGCAGAGCCAAGTTGCCCTCTTAAATCATTTTGTGGCCTAAAATAAAAAGGGTGTGCAGGGATATCTAAAAGTGATGGATCAATAATAATTAAATTTTCTCTGTCAACTCTAGAAATAAAATCTCTCACAAGAATATATGCTTCCTGGTTTTTATTAGGTGATTCTAGTGTTTGTGTATCCTCATATATTAATTCGGCAGTATTTACTAAATCAAGTTCTGTGTTTAAGCCAAAAACATCTGTTTTATATTTTTCACCAAAACTTTTGTTTATTCTGTAAATGTATAATGTTAATTCAGTGGGTTGTAGCACATTATCCAATTTATACTCAATAACGTGTTTTATATCTGTTCTACCCACAACATTATCGACAATTATTTCTTTATCCACTCTTAATGTTTCTGGAAATTTCTTTAAACTTATTTTAGCTTGTTTTTTAGAATAAATTGGGTATTTAGAAAGTTCAGTTTTAAATTTTGGATTTGTGGCTAATTTATCAACTAGTTTTCCGGCTCTAAGTTGTACACCATGTTCTGTTAGTATAAGGTCTGATCCATAATTTCCAATAAGTCCGATATCATTCAATTTTGGTAAACTACCAACCGATTCAGCCCTAATAAATCCATCATCAAAAGATTTTTTATCACCATTAAAAGATTTAATTGCTGGTGACTTCTCGGCTCTTTTTGAATAAGTTGTTTCTGTTAATTGTGATAACTCATTTTGATAGGAATAATCAAATGTTGTTGTAAATGGACCAGGAATATATTCTTGATTTTGTAGGTCTTTTTCATTATCATACCTAATTAATTTAACAGCTTGTTCTTTCTGTGGAATGATATTAAGATGTGTTGGTAGAAACGGAGAATAAACAAAAGGATCGTCTTTACTCCATTGCTCCCATTTAATAATCGAATTTGATCTATCAGATTCTGTTTCAGAAATGTCTCTAATTCTAATTCTACCTATACCTCTCGGATCTTTGTTATCAACACAAATACCAATATTTATTATTTTCATTTATATCTCTTATTTAATTCGCCATTAATGTTATTATATAATACTTCGATCGATTCTAATTGTCTTGTCAATTCAATAATAATTTCTTTTGTTTTATCAAATTCACCAATTAAAAAATCTCTAGCTTCAACTAGATCTTTGTTTCCAGTATTAACAACATCATTACCGATTTCTATAACTTTATTCAATTCCATATTATGTTAATTTACCATGTGCTTTTAATAATCCTGGTGGTATAACTGCAACGCCACCTAATGGTGCAACTGGGATCTGAGCATAATCTAAACTCACCTGAACAAATGAGTTTTCATCCATTTCTTTCTGATTACCCTTCACGATTGATGATATGAAAGCAACAACATTGTTATCTTGTCCATATAAGTCACCTGTGGTTATTCCATTTGATTCTAAAAATTCGCCAATATTCATAATCGCTCTATCCTCACTATATCCTGGAAGTTTTTTTGATAATTGTAATAATAAACCAGGTATTTTTTGAGACACTCCAACTTTTAATAAATTTAATAGTTGTAGAATAGCGTTATAAAAATCTTCACATGAAGCAATTCCAATAAAAGGTATTAATGAAGTTAAAATATTAATTAACGACGTTAATATTATTAAGTATCTTTTTTTCGAATTCTTTAATATTCTTTTTGCTAAGTCTTTTAAAATAAGTGCTAATTGTGGTTTAACTTTTAACCAAAAAATTGTTAAAAACTTATTGAAAACGTCTTTAATAATACTATAAATCATTTTTGTTAAGTTCTTCATTATTGTTGCAATCGTTGTGACAGCATTCATTGCTGCAGATTTTAAAATTTTCCACAGAACAACAATAGGAAAAAACATTTTCGCCGAAAATAAAGATGATATTAATGCTTTAGGTAAATTAGTTAATGCATTAAAATCTAGATTTGCTGCAAACTGTGGAAAAGGAATAGATGTGTTTTGATTTGCAGCATCTTTGGCCACCTTGGACAATGCACTATTATATACTTCAGTTATATCATTTTTTGTTGTTGAAAAAAAAGCAAACTCTTCAACAATTCCTTGATTTACTGGTATTGTAAAATTGTTACAATCTGTAAATCTTAACACCTTTTGATATCTTAAATTTTCATCATCAATATCAATTCCTTCAACATCATCAAAGTTAAAAAATGAACCAAAATCAACATCATTTTCATTAAATTGATCTACGGCATTTTGTTTTAATGATGTGTTTTGTGGTGAGCCACAAACCGCACATATTTTATTAATTACTCTGGTTAATTTATTTAGATTAACATCATAACTACCATTAGTTACATTGATTCCGCCAGCCGGGATCAACATGGAAAAACTATTTTTTAAAACATCTGAAATTTTTGGAAACTCTATAGTCTCATAGTATTTTGTTATGAACTGGTCAATAGTTGTACCAGCACCTTGAAGTCCTTCTATTTTATATTTTTGGATGGCACTATCCCACTCTATTGAAAATAATTGTGTTTCATCTATTGATTGAAATATATATGATCCTCCGCTAAACTTTTCATAAAATATTTTATTCATTTTTATTTTATCGCCACTAGATTGTACACCCTCATATATGATTTTACCTAACCCAGTTTGTGGGTCGGTTTGTAACATTTCTAAATAATCAAATTCTTTGGGAGATATTGTCAATCCGCTAACTGGCATTAGTGTTGTGGTACCACAATTCATATCACTATCACTAGCAAAAAATAATTTTCTAACATTATCTAAGAAAATGGGTTTAATCGACTCGGTTGTTTCTTTTACAGACTCCCTAGTTATTCTTCTAAGCATACTTTCACCATCTTTCTGCTTGACTGGAAGTATTTTTTGGAGGTCTTTAGTTATTTTTTCAAATATGTTTTCAACGTTTGGTATCTTTTTTTTTGCTATATCCGCATAACTCTCTAACGTACTACCAACTTGACCTTGTAAGTTTTCTAAAGTATCGTCATATTTTTTTAATAGATCATCAACATCCTTTTTTCTATCACTAGCTTGTTGGATGATTTTAAACTTGGATTTAATTTCCCTTTGTTTATTTTTAAGATCTATCATTATAGTTCATATTTTTGACCTTTGTCATTATCGTTGTCTCCAACTAATTTTTCAAGCAATTCTCTATCCTCATCAGTAAGTGTCATTTTACCTCCTGAGAACTTATCTGTAGATCCTCCACCCTTTTGAATAAGGGTATTCTGAATCTTAACTAAAGATAGTTTCTTTTCGGTACATTCGTTTAGGATCTTTTGTTGCTCTTTAATTACTGGCCCAATAACGGACATGTCTTCAGATTCCTTCATAAAAGAAAGCATCTTTTTCATAATCAGTGTGGCAGTATTTTTTTGCTCTACAATATCATGGTAGATTTCCTGCATCAGTGCTAGCGCAGAATCTGTATCTATCGCTAAATTTTTCTTTGGTGGTCTCATAATAATAAATAGGGTTTACTCTAAAAATCTACCTAAAACACCATCATATAATAATTTATATCTTTTAAGTGATATTCTAATTTCCTTAGTTGATAGGGATGTCATTTCTCTTAAAGACAAAAGAATTAAATTCTTGTTAAACTTATTACCGTCACCTATTTGAAAAATCTGGTCAAAGTTGCTAAAAATCTCTAGAAGGGCATAACCCAATTTTTTTTCATTATCAGTTAGATCTTCTTTTTCAATAAAATCCTCTAATTTGTTAGTTAAATTAATTATAACCGTTGTATAATCAATATGGTACTCATCTATAGTATACGAAAACTCAACTCTACTTTCTATGTCTTCAGATATGTCTTCGTATGAAATGCTTCTATTTTGTTCTTTAGTGTCTTTTTGAATCGCACCCATTAAGTAGTTCTTACATATGGTTCCAAAATAAGAATACGCCTTATGGTTTTTTGTGTGATCAAATTTATTAATTTTTGTTATAAGAAAGGACATTGTATCGGTGTGTAAGTCTTCAAAATCCATATCTTTTCTGTATAGTTTGTATCTTCTTATGATACTTTCAACCATAATAACTAGGGGTTCTCGTAAATATTCATTGAATATCTTATTTCTTTCTGCCTCATCAATACTGTCTAGGTACATGACTACCGCCTTTTCTTGATCCTCCCCAAAATAAACTTTTTGGGTTCTTTTTCTTGGCATTAATTTCCATTATAATTTACTTCTCGTTTATTGGTAAAGAAAAATTCTTTTTTTGCTGTTTCCACCCAGAATTTGGCTTCGTTTTCTGCTAGCTTTGTTTTTTCATCATTTTTATATAACCAGAATAAGGAGTCTTCTCTTAAATTAACATGTCTGTATCCAATTCTAGGAACAACCATAATTTTTGCTCCATTATGTGTAAGTCTTAATAAAAATTCATAACCAAAGGTTAATTTAACATTTTCTTTAAACCCACCATTTTCTTTAACAACCTTTGTTTTATATAAACCACCACTGATTTGATAACTTTGATATTCAAGTAAAACTTCGTTATCGATCATACCTTGTTTTTCCGAAAACCCATATGCCCAAACAGACTCATTTGTGAAGTTTGTAAAATTACCCTCCTCATCAACATCTTTGACGATCGGTAAAAAAACATCGACATCCGCATTTTCTTTGATATGTTGATTAATAGACTTTAACCATATTTTTTGATATTCGTCATCAACTTCTAAAATTGAAAACCAATCTGTTTTACAATTATCAATCCCCTCATTTACTTGAGAACAAAAATCCGTATTTTTAGTATGGTATTTGTATTCAATCTCTAGTTTTTTACCTAAGTCAACCGCTTCTAGGGCGCTTTTTAATGTTGTAGGCGCAACGATCATTAATTTAACATCGTTGTAAAATTCTTTTGCTGATTCTACAGCGTTTTGTAACATTAAATTATAATCATCATCTAGTTTGTGAACCGGTAAGATTATTGTTATATTTTTCATACTGCTTCTTCTTGTTTTAATTTTTCTAATCCTTTTAAAATCGTTTCTTTTCTTTTAGAATTAAATGATTCAAAAATGTTAATGGTGTTGTTTTTTGTTATTTCTTTGTTATATGGTAATAAGGTTTCTTGCATTTTTTGTTTTACATCATCATTGATTTCAACACCCTCTAACCAAGCTAAACAATATGTGCCCAGTAATTCAATAAGTTTACTTTCATCATATGTCCACATACCATTTTCAGATAACCAATCAGGTTCTGTCATAGGTATTTTACCAATAATTGGTACACCCGTTTTCATTGACTCTAATGGAAAGGTTCCAAATGTACTATCATCATCTAACCACAATGAAACAAAACATTCTTTTAACCCTTCAGCAAATTCTGAATTTGACATTTGAACCATATCTCTAAACGTGACCCATCTTAGTTGTGGATATTTTAAATAGAATTCAGATATTAGTTTTCTGTGTTTAACCCTATCTCTACAACTAATAGCAATAAAAGGTTTTGACGGAGACGTGGGCACGCTAAAATGATCCTCAATAACAGGAGGAATAATAAAGACTAAAGATTCTGGAAAGTATTCTAAAATATATTTTTTAGCTGCTTCTGTTGTTGTGATAACTTTATCAAACCCAAAATCACTAAATCTACTTCCAATAGATAATGTGTCAAACATATATTCTTTTTGTTGAACTAGCATTATTTTAGTACATCTAACATTCGCTAATTGTTGTAAAACGTTAGCATAACTTTCTGGTACAACAAGAATATCGTCAATACTCATTTCTACCTTATCTTCCTTAATTGATACTACTGGTATTTCTTTATAAGAATCTCCAAGCCACGCTGATACTCCACCATACTTTGAGTCTTCGACAAGTACTTTTGAATTCATACCCGCTTGTTTCAGATATAATGCCATATCATAGATATGTTTAACAGAAGCCCTAGCATTACCTTTAGTGTCATAACACAAAAAATAAATCGCATTTTCTTTGGATTCAATTCTGGTTAGAGCGTCTTCTAATTTTTCGATGTTTTTTAATTTTTCACTCATTTTTTTATATTTCTTCGTTTATTATTCCGTATTGTATTAGGGTATTAAAAGCAAGATTAAATGACAATGATCCGGAGCCATTTTTTAAAGAAGACAGTATAACATCTTCTCCCTCATCTTCAAATTCATTTAATACTCGATCTAACATCATTTTTATTAACTCATATTTAAAAACGTTTATTTCAATAACGTCTTTACCATCCTCGTCACTTATTGTCCCACCTGTTCTACATTTTTCAACGATTCCGTCGATATCAATGTAATAATCTTTTCCGTTAAAATTATGCATCTAATTGTTTTTGTTCGTCTTTATTGAATATAATATTGTTTTGATTATCAATATTAATATCACTTAATTTATTAATTTTTTTCTCGTAAGTAAAGAAATTGTTATAGGTTGTTTCAAATAGTATAAATTCTTTATTATCTGGTTTTAAATCTAAAATTCTTTTAGAATCAGATATCCACACATCAGCTTTACCCCATTCTTCACTAATATTTTCACTTAAAATAAATTTAATATTATTTGGCATAAACCCACTTCTAGCTAAGAAAAATAATGTTGCTGGTTTTGCTTTAGCATACTCATCCAAACCGACTAAATAAACATCATGATCTTTATAATCAAAGACAAATTTATTAAATTCGTTATAGACGTTAATATAACTAACTGGAGAGTGGCCATAGAGTTCCATTGGATATTCTATGTATTGAAAGTGATCGCTTTGTTCTTTAGATTGAAAAGCAAAATGATCTGTTAGGTTTAAATTAGTAATTGGTTCGGTAATTTTATAATCAAAAGTATCTGTTGATCCTTCCTCTTCATCAACATTTATGTAAGCATTTTCATAATGATAATGAAACCTGTTTATAAAATTACGTAAAACCCCATCGATTGAAATATAGATATTCATATTCCAAAAGATAGGGCTTATTTTAAAAAAAGTAAATGAGTAATTACTCGTATCTATTTAATATTTCACCAATAATTGGGTTTCTAACAATATCCTCATGTCCAAATTCGAAAACACCAATTCCTCTAACACCATCTAATCTTTTTTTGGCATCATATAATCCTGATTTCGTTTTATCTTTATATTTGTCAGATTGTTCTAGATCTCCAGATAAGAAAAATTTAGAATTAAATCCAATACGCGTTAATAGTAGCTTTATTTGAGATGGTGTAGCGTTCTGAGCTTCTTCAAAAACCAGAATTGTATTATCAACATTCCATCCTCTCATATATGCTAATGCAGCAACTTCGATATACCCCTCATCTTTCAATTGTTCTCTCGCTTCTTTACCTATTATTTTATTTAGTAAATAATATGATGGATAAATGTAGGGATCTAATTTTTCTTCTAATCCACCAGGTAAGGAACCTAATTTCTCTTCAGCCTCAACAGCGGGTCTAACTATGATAATTTTTTCAAATTTATTATCATCATCATGTAATAAGTCTACCGCCCTTTTCATTGCAATATATGATTTACCGACTCCGGCTGGCCCAAAACATAATGTTATTTGGTTTTCGCCTAAAATCTCCCAATATTTTTCTTGATTTTTGGTAAGGAACTTTTCTTTTGGTTTTTTGATGATTTCTCTAATTCTCTGCTTATGTGGTATTTTCTTCTCTTCTACTAGTCCTGGTTTTGTTTTCGACTTAATCAAGTTGTTTGAGTTTTAATTTACGATTATTGTCACACTTATAAATATCACTTAATTCCACTAGAATTAAATCCACCATCACCTCTTAAAGTTTCATTAATCACCTCTGTTTTAGCTAAAATAATCTTACCTTCACCGAACACTGGCATAATTACCGCTTGAGCGATTCTGTCACCTTTTTGTATTGTAAACGGCTCTTCCCCTAGATTAATTAACGGAATCTTAACCTCACCTCTATAATGACTATCAACCGTTCCTGGGCTATTTAAAACAGTAATACCATTTTTTATGGCTAAACCACTTCTTGGTCTAACTTGTATTTCTGTACCTTTTTCTAATTCAAAATATAACCCAGTTGGAACTAAAACTCTTTTTAATGGATTTAAAACGATTGGTTCATCAATATCTGCTCTAAGATCAAATCCACTATCACCCTCATACGCAAATTTGGGATCTTCATTAGTCGATTTATTTATATATTTAACCGAAAGTTTTGAATATTCCTCTTTCTGTGCATTATAAATTTCACTATTTAAATCATCCAATGTTAAATTTATTTGCTTGGCTAATTCTTCATCAATTGTATCATCAGTTTCATCTACCGATAATAGTTTTTCATACTCTTTTAATTTATCTAGAATTTCCTGAAAATTACCTTGTTCCATATTTTTCTTCTATTAATGCTAATTCAAATCCGTGTTTCATTACCTGGCTTAAAATCAATGAATGCCATTTGGCCATTTTATCATCAGAATCTTTATCTATGTTTATAATGGCTTGGTATTCATCTTCTTCTAACGAACAACCATATTTGGTTGCATAGTAAGCACTTCTTTCTCCAACTTTAAGAGCTGTCATCCCTTCTGAATTATAAACGTACATTTTACCTAAATTGGTTCTATGCCATTCACTATCATTCATTTTAAAAAGAAACACTTTACCTATTTGAGAAAGAAAAACGGTTTTTATTATTTTTTCTTTATTTAATTTTATTTTTTCTGGTAGAATATCGTTTATGTTTAATGAGTACTTACAAACCTTCATTAAATGATCTAATAGACCTCCAGGATAGCAACCATATAAATCTAAAGAAGGAGAAGCTGGGGCATGATAAAAATCACTCCCCAGAAACTCCTCTAACTCTTTTGTAAAAATATTATACCTTAAGTTAGTTTCTTGAAATTTTTCTTTATTTTTTTCAATCCTATCCTTAGATAACATATTTTATTTGTAATATTCTGGTGTGTTTTTTTCATCAATCACACACTCAATTTGCATCTTAGAGACGCTTAGGCTCTCACTACCTCTGATATCACCAGATCGATACTTGGCAGCAACGATAGTTGCTTCTTCCACAGAGTTAGCTTGCAACACATACTTAACTTTTTTAATTCTTGGGTTACCCTCTCGGTCCGTTTGTTCGGTTTCGTAACCAATTGTAATTAGATAATACATAATTTTTATATTTTATTGTTCGTTACTAATATAGATGATTTAATTTATAAAAACAAAAAAAGTAACAATTATTTGGTGGTAATTAATTTTAAAAACTCAACCCTATCATCACACACCTTTTTTAACGAGTAATTAACCTTAACGGTTTCATATAGTCTGTTACCTAAGTCTTGAACTAAGTTAGGATTGTTGATTAACCTTTTCATATGTTTAGCCCAATCTTTATGGTTTTTTCTAGGTGAAACCACAAGCGCGTTACCTTTATCGTTGAATACACCATTGTCAACCGCTGACACTAAATCTATTGTATATGGATTAGTTTCACTTGCGATTATTGCTTTTTTATGAAATCCGGCTTCAATAACTTTTAATTGAGATTTGCATGAATTAAAGAATGATTCAACAAGCGGGGCTAATGACACATCAAAATAGTTGTAGTTCATAGCATACTTGCTAACCTCTTGTGTCCATCTTCTAACATAAGGAACATCCATTGATTCGTAATCCATTTGTTTAAATGATGTTAAGTGGTTCTTGTAGTTCTCATCTAATACTTTATATGAGTTTGTAAAAATACTCTCATATTTGCTCCAAACCGTTTCGTGTGGCATGATTGGTCTTTGTCTTTGTTGACCAGTTGATTTGTCTATTTCTGTGACGCTTCCTCTAATATCAAAACCACATAAAACAAACTGTGTTTTATTTAAATCGCTGCTTTGTATACTTTCAATTCCAGATTTTAATAATTCAATGTCATGTAAGTGGGATGATCCACCTAACCAGCCAAATCTTAATCTATCGGATTGAATTGGATTTGGTTTAAATTGTGGTTCGTTTTCGTCAACCGCATTAGGGAAAACAAAAATATTTTTTGTTAGGTTTAACCTTTTTTTAATTTCATTAGCAAAAAATGGTGTTGTACACGTGATGTAGTCAACTAGCTTTAATAGTTCAGCCTTTTTTTCACCAACTTTAGCAAGTCTTATTTGTTCATATAGTGGGTGTCTTTGATCAACAGTCCAAAAGTCATCAATATCCATTACTGTTTTAATTCCTTTAGCTTTTAACCACTTAACTCTTTCTACGTTTCTTTCGTGATTAACCTGATGAATGAAGCTATGAAAAATGACAACATCGTAATTATCGAAAACAGCATCATTGTCTTCTAAATTCATAACAATATCAACATGGATATCATTATTAAAATTGTTACCAATAAATTTAAATGGATCTAATATCCTGTATTTTCCAACTCCGTGAGCGTCTGATGGAATGGCTAAAACTCTTACTTTTGACATATATTAATATTATATGTCTAGTATAAGGGATTAAAAAATAAAAGTAAATTACTTCGCTTTATTTACACCGGTGATTTTACCCTTAAAAATAGAATCACCAACCTTTAACACCAAATTTTCATTAATTGATGCAGTTGTAGATGCACTAAGGATTTGATTTAATTTTTCATCCATCACTTTGCGAACTGTGTTTTCAATAAGAACTGCGATTGCGTTCATATCAATATTACCAGCTGTAGTTGTACTTGGGGCTTGTCTTTGCTGTGGTTGTGTTTTTTTAGAAGGGACGCCTTCTTGTTCCATTAGTCTCTTTGCCCCTTTTATAAAATCCATGTCCAATGTTTCATTTAATGAAATTTGTGGCATTTGTTGTATTGGACTCTCCCTCATAGCTTTTTTGATTGCATCGGGTAATTTGGAGTTTTCTATTTTATCAAAATTAACCGAAGCTGATACATTTCTTGTCTCGGATAATGGTGGCATATTATTTGTATGAATATATTCTTCTGGATCATTCATTAATACTTGCTCATTAACGTGACCTCTCTCGAAATTACCTGTATCTACTTTATTCATTATCTTTTTTGCTTGCGCCAATTTTTGCATCAAATCGTTTGAACTAATTGGGCCGGTATTTAATTGTGTCATATTAATAAATATATTCTAATTATAACCAAAAATAAAGTTAAAAATACGAAATAAGTTTTTTAACTCTATGAACAAAAGATTCACTTAGATCATAACGATTTTCATCTTCTGGACTTTTGTTTGGTTTTTCGGTTTTTTTAGGTTCTGGTAGTTTAGTTTTATCTGTAGATTGATTTGGTTCGTTTGGTTTTTTAGTTGGTTTTTTATTTGGTTCTGGTATATTAATTTCTGGTTCTTTTTTAATGGCTCTATTAGCACTTAAAAATTTCTGAACATTAACATTTTTCATGTCTACACCAGATTGTGCAATTTGATTAACCAAATCGTCGATTTTAATTGTTAATTCTTTTTTCTTTCCCGTCAAATCTTTTAATATGTTTAAAAGAGGTTCTGCTTCCGGAGTATCTTTAACTTGTTTGTATTTTTCGTTTGTTGATTTTAAATCAGAAACAACCTTTGCCAAATCATTTTGTGCTGTTGTCATTTCTTTATCAAAATTTCTGGTTGTTTTTGTTACTCCAGGTTTTTTTGTTGGTTTTACTGGTTCAGCTTTAGGCGCAACAACTTTTGGTTCTGGTTTTACTTTTGGTTCTTTTGGTTTAGCTGAGAAATCAGTACTAACATATGTTACACTCATTGACTTGTCATCACCACCCCCGTTAAATTTTTCTCTAGGGGTATCGAAAGTTTCGTCTTTTAAAACGTTAACATTATTAATTCTTGCTACTAAAAATGTTCTCCAACCATAATTTGCTTTTTCGTTTCCGACATTACTAGGTGTTCCTCTTTTTGATACCGACGGATTATCGATCCACGCTCTAACAACAAGTCTACCTTTTTTATTTAATCCTAATGCAACAGGCTCCGCTTTTACTCGATAACCAGCTCTTACACTTGTTTTTTTAGGTTTTCTTGGCCCAGTATAGAAAAAACTAATAGGATGCCTATTTGTAATAGCATCCACTAAAGGTTTATTTTTAGTTGTTTTAAGAACAAGATCATTTTGTTCTTCTAGTATATCAATATAGTATTCGTTTAATGTCATATTAAAAATCTGGATAACCTTTTGTTGCACCAAATTTATTTCTAGCTACACTATCATTTCTTAAATTAATATCAGTTAATGATCCAATAGATCCATTATTTTCACCTTTTCCTTTTTCATCACCATCTGATAATGCATTAGGATTTGTACTATTATAACCATTTTGATTATTATATGGGTTTCTATTTAAGCTTTCAGTTCTCGTTTTTATGTCGGTTAATGAACCAATACTATTACTATTCTCACCTTTTCCCTTTTCATCACCATCTGATAATGCATTAGGGTTAGTTACACCATAGCCTTTGTTTTGAAAATACGTATTTTTAGCCATTAGCTCATTTCTCGTTAGTATATCAACAGAAGAACCAATGGTACCATTTTCACCTTTTCCCTTTTCATCGCCATCTGACAATGCATTAGGATTATTTGAATTATACTCATTACTTGGAGAATAAGGATTTTTAAGTAAATTATTAACCCTAGTTTGAATATCTAAAGATGAACCAATAGTTGCTGTTTCTCCTTTACCTTTTTCATCCCCATTTGATAGTGCATTTTCATGTGTTATACCATAACCATTTTTTTCAAGATATGAATTTCTTGTTAAGTGTGCCTGTCTTTCTTTCTCAGCAATAATTTCTAATTGTGTTGCCATATTTACATTAATTTTTTAATTCTTTTAATTTGCTCAAATAAACCGTTCTGTTTTAGTGAGGAAACTGAATTTTCTTCTGAATTTGATTTTAATAAATCAACAGACATTTTATTACTGTGTTTTCTTTCGCCTTCTTTTCTAAATGGATTCTTTCTCAAGCCATTCATTCCCGTATTATTATTAATATTATGTGAAGCAAGTTTTTTTGATCTAACTAATTGCCTCTCACCATCTAAAAAAGTATTAGACCATTTTTCCATTACCTCGCCGCCATATAAATTATATCTGGTTTGTTCGGTGTTTTTATCAAGATTCTTGATGTCGTGAATAATTCTTTTTAATTGCCCGTATGTAACTTTTTTATCGTTAATCAATTTTTTAGCTCTATCTATTCCAATTACATTTGGATCTTTGATAGTAGAAAGTGTTGAATTAATTTTATTTAACACTTCCTCTGGGACATCATAAACATTATTTTTTAATTGACTATTCACCTTTTAGACGTTTTACTATTTTATCAACCGGAATATTATTTTTTATTAAACTTTTTTTAAGTGAATCAATTTGTTTTAATATTAATGGATTAACGGTTTGTTCATCTTCTTTTTCTAAAACATCTGAATCTTGAGATTTTTTAACTAAAACGCTTTCGATATAGTCCTGCATGAATTTTTTAGGATTTTCAACCAATCTAACTAAATCTTTTTGTCCCTCTATATACCCCATCGCGGCTAACCTCTCTTTAGCTTCATCTTCTGGAAGACCTAAATCTTTAATAAAATAGTTATATGCTTCGTCATATGATTTGTCATCGCCCATGGTATTTTCATACCCCAGGGTATCATCCATTGCAATTTCTTTTACATCTTCTTTTCCCCCATTTTCTTCATATAGGTTATTAAAATTATTAATTACTGATGAATATGTTCCGTAAATACTATGAGAACCCATCGCCCCACTAGCCGATTTTACAACTTTATCTGTTCTTTTTTTAGCTCCAACTAAAGATTTTTTAATTTGAGTTGGGATATCACCTCTCTTAATGTTACCTTTTTCATCAACAATTTCTTCAATATCCTCCTCTTTATTTTCAACTTTATCTGGTATTTTTTCAAAATTAGTATCGCTAGAAAACTCGCTAGCCCACTTTTTCCACTTTTTCTTTTCTTTTTTAGGGGCACCCTTTTCATTGGCTTTAGCGTAGAAATACCTTTGCTGTGACTTTGATGCAAATTTCTCTTCTATTACTTGTTTTATAAAATCGTTCATGGAATCTTTTTTATATAAATATCAAACGGTATGAAAGATATTTATTTAAATATGAATAGCCAGAATATTTTAAAGTTTTATGGTACAAGATTGGATGCCAAGCTAGATTCGTCAGAATTTTATGATTATGAAATCACAAAAGTCGATACTGACTATAATACTGAGGTTTTAGACATATACAAACCAATTGTGTATGAAAGTTTAAAAATAAACCAGAATTTAACCGATTTACAGTGTCAAAAAAACTTAATTAACCTATCTGAAGACGACATTTCAGACTTAGTTAGTGGATATACCTATTCTGGCTTACAGATGACTCTTAACTATAATGATTTTACTAGTCATATTGGGTCAAACTATAAAAACACATTACTAGACTCAAATAGATATAAATTCACATTAATTAGTGGTAGAACACATTATTTTAAAATAAACTCATATAATCTAGCTCTTTCAGATTCTAATGCTTTAACTGGTTATACTAAATCTCAATTAATATCTGGATTTACAACCGATGTATATAAATCAAGAAAAAATATTATTAACCCTAATGCGTGTTCACCTTTGGCCCCAATTCAAGTTGTTAAGCCGTGGGCATATGATTTTAATCAAGGTCAAGGAACAGACAATTGTACACCAACATTGGCAAGAAGAAACGAAAAGGGGTGGACATTAGATTTTATTTTTAATAGAAATAGTTTAAGTTGGGCTTATGGAGGAATATTTTACTATTGGGGTGTTAGAGGTACTAATGTTGTTTCTGATTATGCTGATAACAATCTTTCTTTTGGATTTACCTCCGATGGAAGAATAAAATGGTCTGCGTATCGTTATTCTGGTGCCTGTGTTAATGGAGCATATTCTGAATCATATTATCTGTCTAGTGGACAAACACCAACATTGTGTACAACGGGAGCAACTAAAGATTTTAATATTACAATCAGTTTTGATAGATATAAACATTATGATAATTGTGATGTAGAAAATGATGGTGGTTTTAATGATATGATAGGTTACAGAACGTCACCATATCAAAATACCGAAGTTACTGCAGTAACATCTACACAATTAACAGTTTGGGATTCAGCAGAAGCCTTAAGTCAAAAATGGGCAGATGAAAAACAGAGAAGATTAGGTACACTTAAAATATACCTAAACGGAAGACCCATCTATAAGTTAGAGAATTGGGAAGAAGTTATTCCATCAACAAGAGGGACTCAACCATTTATACAATCTTGGGGAGCTGGAACTGGTTTAATGAACAATATTCACAGTGGCGTTTGTTGTTTTAAAATGAAAAAAATAAAATATTATGAGGAACCATTAGACTTTGTTCATGTTAGACATGATTTTTTAAATATTTTAAACAACTATGATTTTGAGATATGTGGTATTGGTTGTATTGATGATTTAAGTGGGTTACCTTTACCTACCGCAACTCCATCCCCAACACCTACACCAAGTGCTACACCATCACCATCACCAACACCAACAGTTACACCACAATAAAATAAACAAACTATTTATAACATATGGAATTTTTTATAAGACAGGGCGCAAGTGACCCAATATTAAAAATGAGACTAATTGATGATGGTAAAAACGATAAATCTTCATTTAACGATTTATTGGAAAATACAGACATTACATTTGAAATGTATGACCATAAAACTGGCGAGCCATCTGTTTTAAATGCCCAGTGTTTTTTAACAACCAGAAACAAAAAATACAATCAGACAACATTGGAATATTATATAACATACAGATTTACAGAGCTTCAGACCGCAAAACCGGGTAAGTTTGAAGGTAAAATTAATATTCAATTTCTAGACACAAACTCAACAAAAACAACAAAACTTATCCTACCAGTACGAGAAAAATTATATATTAATATCATATAGTTTTTGTTTTTTTCGAAAATTTTACTTATTTTTATGGTTAATTAAGGCTAACTACGGGAATCCCGTAAGCTAATGTGTCATCCATAAATTATAAATCATGCAAGAGATTATTTCTCAAGAGGTTATCGAAACCTTCTTGAACGGGTCTGACCCCGAAAGATTCATTGTCGGTATTGAATATGACTACCGAAAAAACAAAATTTACAAAATTATACAACACCCAGAAAGAGGTAAAATTGTCCTTGAGGATACTTTTACACCATTTCTTTGGGCCGGAGACTTATCTGGATTTAACTTCTATAATGGTAGTAAGGAATTACAGAAAAAGAAAATGGGGCAATATGGTATATTAAGTACCAAACTTGAAACCATGGGTAATGATAGATTAGAGGCCGGATTAAAATATCTAGTTAAGAGCACTAATGGTTATCAATCTCTAATAGCATTTTTTAAAGATGGTGGAATTGATCCTTGGGGTGAAGATTTCAAATCGCAATTTCAAATATTGTCACCAGCTGAACAGTATTTGGTGCAGAAAAAAAAGAGATTATTTAAGGGTATTGAAGACTATTCCGAGGTTCACCGACTTGTATTTGACATTGAAACAACGGGTTTAGACCCGGAGACAACTAATATCATTCTAATCGGAGTTAAAGATAATAGAGGCTATAGCAAGTTATTAAACGCATATGGAGAAGATGGTGAGAAAAGATGTATTGAAGAGTTTTTTAAAATAATAAAAGAATTAAAACCAAGTATTATTGGTGGATATAATTCTGCGGCATTTGACTTACCATTTATTTTAAAGAGAGCTGAGATTTTGGGGTTGAATATTAATAAATTAACTAAAATACTAAACGACAATCCGCTTAGAATAAAAGAAGGTAAATTAAAATTAGCAAATGAGGTGGAACCATATACACAGTATGTGTTGTGGGGGTTTAATATTGTCGATATTGCTCATGCTGTTAGAAGAGCACAAGCGATTAATTCTGAAATTAAAAGCTGGGGATTAAAATATATTACAAAATATCTAGAGAAAGAAAAAGAAAATCGTGTGTACGTTGATGGTGCATTTATTTCTAAAATATATCTTGATAATGAAAGTTATTATGTAAATCCTAAGACGGGTGGTTATAAGAAAATTGGTGATTTAGGGACTGATGGTTTATTAGAAAAATATCCAGGTAAATTTGAAATATGGCCAGGTCAAAGAATTGTTGAACAATATCTTGATGATGACTTATATGAAACAATGGTTGTTGATGATTCATTTAGTCAATCAACATTTTTATTATCTAAAGTAATTCCAACAACATACGAAAGAATATCAACAATGGGTACCGCAACTCTTTGGAAGATATTAATGCTTGCGTGGTCTTATGATAATAATTTGGCAATACCACTTAAAGATGAAAAGAGACCAATTACTGGTGGATTATCTCGTTTACTAAACGTTGGTTTTTCAAAAAATATAGTGAAGTTTGACTATGCATCACTTTATCCATCAATACAACTTGTATATGATGTTTTTCCTGAATGTGATGTAATGGGCGTTCAGAAATCTATGCTAAAATATTTTCGTAACATTCGTATTAAATATAAACTTCTTGCTGGTGAATTAAAGAATAGTAATCCGGTTTTGTCTGAGATGTATGATCGAAAGCAGTTACCAATTAAAATTTTTATCAACGCATATTTTGGTTCGTTATCAGCGCCACATGTTTTTCCTTGGGGTGATATGGATATGGGTGAAACAATTACATGTGTTGGGCGCCAATGTTTAAGAATGATGATTATGTTCTTTCAAAGTAAAAATTATAAACCACTTGTTATGGATACAGATGGTGTGAACTTTGAAACACCTGAAGATATTAATGATCACAAATATGTTGGTAAGGGGTTTAATGAGATGGTTCAAGAAGGTAAAGAATATTATGGTGTTGAGGCCGACACTGCAGAATTCAATGATCTGTTCATGAGAAATGAAATGGGATTGGATATTGATTATATGGCACCTGCATGTATTAATCTTTCCAGAAAAAATTATATTATTAAAATAATTAAGAAGGGAAAAGAAAAAATAAAACTAACAGGTAATACCATAAAATCTAAAAGACTTCAGCAATTTGTTGTTGAGTTCTTGGATGAGGGGTTAGTAAAATTACTTAATGGAGATGGTCAAGATTTTTTAAACTTGTATTATTCAACCATCAAAAAGTTATATAATAAAGAAATACCATTAGCTAAGATCGCTAGTAAGGCTCGTGTTAAACAAAGTGTTGATGATTATAAAAAACATTGTAAGAAAACAACCAAATCGGGTTCTACAATGTCTCGTCAAGCGCATATGGAATTAATATTAGAAAATAATTACCATGCAACATTGGGTGAAACAATTTATTACATAAATAATGGAACAAAAAAAGCTGATGGTGATGTTAAGAAAATAACGAAACCAACAAAAAAAGAGAAAGAAGATTATTTGCTTAAGTATGGTAATGAAATACCAAAAGATTATATTCAAGTGAATTGTTATATGATTCCAGAAAAAGAATTGGCTAATAATCCTGATATGACTGGAGAATATAATGTTGCTAGAAATATTACAACATTTAATAAGAGAATTGAGCCACTTTTGGTTGTATTTAAACCTGAAATTAGAGATAGTATTTTAATTGAAGACCCAATTGATGAACAACAATTTACAAAAAAACAATGTGAGTTAGTTTCTGGGTTTCCACTTAAAGAAGGTGGTCAAGATAGTTTAGATGAGGTGATGACATTATCAGATGGCGAGGTTTTATTTTGGAATAAAGTAAATAAAGACCCCTTCTTTATGTATGTTGAAGATAGTTTAAATATTGTAGATCAAAGATGGGTTGATTATAATAGAAAGGTGGTTTCATTTCAAGCAGAAAGTGTTAAAGATCTTAAAGATGAAGAAATCATTGAGAATAATGGACATGATTATGCATATCACGCTTCTATACCTATGGATTAAATAACATTAAATGGACTTGGCATGGCTCTGAATTTCAGGGCCTTGTTTAAGTTCTCCGCTTCATTACCCTTTCTTTCAAGCATTTTATCTGGACGAAGTCTTTCTAATCTTAACATCAACTCTTCATTAAGTTTCATTCTTTCGTCTTTTGCTTCTGTAAGTAATGATGTATAATCTAATTTAACATCACTATCTGGTACCTTAAGGTCTCCAGAGAATTTACCATATATTCTACCAAGAGCTTCTTTGCAATAAGTTGTAAGGTATTTTCTTACCCAGTTTTGTGCCGGTCTATTTAATTCATCCCAAGCCAATTGTTGTGTCATAACATCAGACGGTAATTTAATAACGTCTTTGTTCTCGTCTAGACAAGTATCTCTATCCATGGTATCATAATACCAATACCAAACTTTATCCTCGTGTCTTTTTATATTACCAAAATCAAATCTTCCGCCTGGAACGTTTGCTAAGTGTATAAATTTTGTTCCGTTGGGACCAGCTGTAATTCTATATGTTAATTCACCACCAAACAATCTATTTTTAATGTTTCTGTCTTGCATTCTTAATAGTAAGTCAAACGCAGGAAACATGAAATAAGACCCTGATGAACCCACTTGAGCAAAACCACCCATCCCACCAAATCCAACGCCACCTAGGCCACCAAAACCACCTAAAAATGGATCTGCAACAGAACCAGCAAGCTCTGCTCTACTAAACCATAATAATTCGTTTATTTCTCTTCCGGCTGGAACTTCATATATTTGTTGATTAGCTACCAAATCAATGTAATCTTTTTTAAGTACCCATGGACCGTCAGCTTGTAAACCGACAATTTTAGAATAAGAATGTGTGTATTGATTTTCAAAATTCATGTCTCTAGTAGTAAATGCTCTAGTTAATGATTGATTATCAACGTCTAACCCAACTAATGATGACCATTGTGATTCTACTAACCAATCACTCACATACTGCTCATATTCATTTACGGATAATTCTAAAAAAGAATCCATTTGTTCTTCAGTTAATTCTACACCCCTAACAGGCATACCTAATAAGTGTAGGATTTGGCTATAAAGCTTTTCCTTTTCTGGAAGACTAATTACGGTACTCATTCAGATTTCATTTTATTATAAATACCGGATTTATTATAAAACTATAATAAATTCTTAAGTAACTCACTAGCGAAAGTGTCGCTATATTCCCCATCACCCATAACTTGGTCAATAATACCCTTTTTCTTTTGTAAAATATTATAAACCTGTATTTCGATTGTATTTTCAAAAACGGGATAATATACCAATACAGTATTTTTTTGGCCATATCTATATGCCCTATCTTCAGCCTGTGAATGATCGGCCGGAACAAAAGAAAGATCGTTCATAATAACAGTTTCAGCCGCAGTTAATGTTATACCAACACCACCAGCTTTAATGTTTGAAATGAATATTTTTATTTTATCGTTGTTTTGAAATTTATCTACACTTTCTTGTCTTTTTTCTTTGCTCATTCTACCATCTAAAATAACAGAGTTTTTCTTATATTTTTCATGTATCATATCTAATGACGCGGTAAAATTTGTGAAGACAATAACTTTCTTATCTTGTTCAATAAACTTATCAATAAACTCACAAGTATATGGGACCTTTTCAATTGCAATTAATTGTCTAAGTTTCATTAATCTATTTAAAGTAACCGAAACGCTTTCACTGTTTCTTTTTTCTTTGGTAATTCTAATGAAGTCTTCTAGTTCGTGATCATAGAATCTACTTTGAAGCTCTAAATAAACAGGGGTAATGATTTTTTCTGGTAAATCCAAGATGTCAGTCTTCATTCTTCTTAAAACAAGATTTTTAGTCTTTTCCCTTAATTCATCTAGATTAGATGCTCCTGATGTATTCCATACTTTTCTGCTACCAACTCTAAATTGATAACCGGCACAATATCTAAAAACATAACTTTGCCAATTCAATGTTAATGGTGATTCAACAATCTTAAGTAAGTTATAATAATTTATCGGTCTAGACGTCATAGGTGTTCCTGTTAACAACCAAACCTTAGGAATCTTACTAAGAATATCATTTAATAATTTAGTTCTTTGTGCTGTTGAATTTGAAATATAATGAGCCTCATCCACAATTGCTAAATCAAATCCAGCATTTGTGATTAATTGATACGCTTCACTATCCTCACTTTTATCTGTTGTGTGAAAGTTTTTTAATATATCATAGTTAATAATATAATAATCAAAAGTAGATCCCCATTTTTTACCTTCAATTAATAATATTCTTCTATCTGTATAATTTTTAATTTCTCTTTCCCAGTTAATCTTTAATGAGGCTGGACAAACAATTAAAATTTTCTTTGCCCCACTTTCTAAAGAGCCAATAACTGCAGCCGTTGTTTTACCCAGACCCATGTCATCGGCAAGAATGAATTTATCGTTTGCTAAAAGTTTTTCGATCGCGGTTTTTTGATGTTCCATTGGTGGTCTAACATCATAAGGTGAATAATCAATTTCTCTGTCTAATTTCTTCTCCTCCTGAACTATCGCCATTTTAGGGACCCAAAAAGAATGCATCTGATCAGTTTCTAAAACTTTACCCCATATATGATATGCCTTATCTGATTCACATAATAATTTTTCCACCCAAATATCTTCAGGTGGTTTTGGTAATAACCTATCAAGCATTATTTTATCTGCAAAAGATGAAAATAATTTAACTTTTTTTCTAGCTACTTTTGGAATTGTCTTTTCATTCTTGATAATATAATCAGCTTGAGTCCTACTCAAAGAAAAATGTTTACTTTCTAAAAGCCTTTTTTTAAGTTCCAATAGGTGATTGTTCGAACCAGCATATGCCAGTAATATTTCTCTACCCACTATTTCCGGTATTTTAGTTTCCATACATTATAAAATATAACTAATTACAAACACTTTCTAAACTATTTATAGATATTATGGAGAATAAATTACCGATAACAAGAATGAGTAAATTCTTTTCTGAAGAGGATTTCAGCCTACAAATACAAATAGGTCAGGAGTATTTGCATGGTGATTTAAACATGAAGTTGGTTCTTTATAGGGTTGATAGACAAAAAACTGATAAAGACGATGTATATGGTGAAGTTGGTAAGGATGAGATCAAATATTTTCCGCCAATTGAATTTAATGCATTAGTTAAGGTAGAAGAAGCAAAAAATAGTTCATATAAAGGCGGTATGCTTAGGTATTTGGAGCCGGGTAATTTACTTTTATCCGTTTATATTAAACATTTAGAAGAATTAGGTATAGATATAAGATACGGGGATTATATTGGATATCCAGAATCTGAAGAAAAAATTAGATTTTATACCGTTACAAATGACGGTAGAGTAACTTCAGATAATAAACATCATCTATTTGGTTTTAAACCATACTATAGAACGATTACTTGTGCAATTGCACAGGAACAAGAATTTAGAGGAGTATAACATGGGAATACCTAAAAGAAAAACAGATATTCAAATTTACAAGGGTAAACAGCTTACCGAAAGAAGACAAGAATTATTGGAAAAAATAACCAAATCTGATTCTTATCTTCCTGATTCTGTTTTACACGACGATTTAGATTCTGGGATGTTGGATTTTATTAAGAAAAACTTTGTTGTCATATCTGATGGCGAACAAATACCGGTTATACCTAAAATATTAACAATCCAAAGGTGGGCTCAAATTATGAATACCTGGGAATTTTCAGATGATGACGGTAATTTAAAGGTACCATTTGTTGGTGTTATTAGAAGACCGGACGTTCAACCGGGAACAAACCCATCAGTTACCAGAACAATACCAGATAGACTTCAGTTTCACTATGCTTCGGTAGCAACTTGGAACGGAACACAAATGGGCGCAGACGTTTATAAGATTCCACAGCCTGTTGCGGTAGATATTACCTTTGAGGTGACAATTGTGTGTACAAAACTTAGAGAATTAAATAGGTTTAACAAAATAGTTTTACAAAAATTTGCATCAAGACAGGCGTATACTATAGTAAAAGGTCATTATATACCAATTATAATGGATAAGGTTGAAGATAATTCACCTATTGATCAAATAGACGGACGTAGATTTTATATGCAAACGTATCAATTTACCATGCTCGGTTTCTTGATTGACCAAGATGAATTTGAGGTTAAACCAGCCGTTAGTAGATTTTTCTTGATGAATGAGTTTGCTAAAAATACAAATTTTCAAAAGAAATACATTAATAAAAGAATTGATATTACAATCGCCACATTTAAAGCAGATGGGTTACAAACAGCATTTAGTGTTGGTGAAAGTATTAGTATGTTATTTAATGTTGCTATAAATGGTCTTTTACAAGAAAGAGATGTAGACTTTTTTCATATTGCTGGTACATCAAAAATTACCTTTGCAAGCCCACCTCTTGAGGGTAGTACTATCACAATAACATACTTTAAAGGTAGAAATAGTGTGTTTATTGATAGCTACGGTAAGACGTTGCAGGTGTCTACTGAATATTTCACATATAACGGATCAACATTAATATTTACTCTTTTAAATTCAATAGACAGTATTGTCAGTTTAGATATTAATGGTCTTATTGAAGAAGAAGGTCAGGGTTTTGATGTTGAGTCGTCTAATCAGGTTAAACTGAATTTTTCACCAATATCAGGATCTAAAGTTGGTGTAACATACGTTTACTAATCTTCATCATAAAGATCCGTTTTTTTGGGTTTACAAGTGTCTTCTATTAATTTTTCTAAAATTTTATATATTTTTAATCCCTTCTTATCACAATATGATTTTAACATTTCGTGGTATTTTTCACTGATTTTTACGTTTTTACTTTTGTTTTTCATGTATAAAGATAAATAATGATAAAAAAGGATAAATTACTATCTAAATACAAAAAAATTGAGAAATCTTTGCTTAAAACAAAGATATTTATTTGGAAAGAATAAAATTATTTAACCAAACATTTATCAATGGCAGCAAATTCAAACAGAGTATTCGTGTCTCCAGGTGTGTACACATCAGAGAAGGATCTAACATTCGTAGCGCAAAGCGTTGGAGTTACAACATTGGGTCTAGTAGGTGAGACTATAAAAGGTCCCGCGTTCGAACCAATATTGATTTCTAATTTCGACGAATTTAAAACATATTTTGGCACAACCAGTCCAGTAAAATACGGAGATGGTAACCCTAAATATGAACTTCCGTATGTCGCTAAATCATATTTACAAGAATCAAATCAATTATTTGTAACTAGAGTTTTAGGATTAACTGGTTACAAACCAGGTAAAACTTATGGTATCAAGACATTGGGTAGCGTAACTGTAGATTTAACAAGTACACCAACAACAAGTGGTAGTACATTAACACCCACTTCTTTATCAACAATAACAGGCTCAACATTCTATGCTGAACTTTCAGGTAAAACATCAACAGAAGGAACATCAATTACCGATTATTTGGTTGCTGGTTCAAATTCTAACGGAGCATATGCTCTTAACGAATGGTTTACAATCGGTACGGTACCGGCATCTGCAACAAGTGGATTAACTGGAACTCAATTATTATCACCTATTGGAAACGCTAATAAGAACTGGTATAACAATTACTTTGTAAAAAGTGGTTCTACCGATTCAACAATTCATGGTGTTTATTCTTACTTATTTGTTTTAACAGGTGCTACATCATTTAGTGTGACAAGATACAAATATTCAGCAGCATTAAATGCTGATTATGCTGGAAGAACAGTATGTTTATTAAGATCAAGAGGTTCATACGTATCAAATGCACTTGTACATAGAGTAACCGGCTCAACAGCGGTTCAAATTACTGGTACAACAATAGATACAAATCCATTATCAGAATTTAACTTAAATGTTACCGATATCGCATCGGTTGCACATAGTTTTGACTGTTCATTTGATACATCTTCTTCAAAATACATAACTAAGATTCTTGGTACTGATGTATTTGATAAAGAAAAAAATGAATATCCAGTTTATGTACATGAAGTATATCCAAACTTAATAAATAATTTATTTGAACAAGGTCTTATTAGAGGTTTAAGTACAGATGAACAAGTTTTAACGGAAGCTGATAATTTTGTTAACCCATGGGATATGGCAGGGTCATCAACAGTAGTTTCTGAAGTTAGAGGCGGGAAGGTTTTTGATTTATTCAGTTTCTTAACTGTATCAGATGGTGATAATTCTAACTATGAAGTTAAAATAACCATTGCAAATATTGATCTTGACACTGCAGAATTTGATGTTCTTGTTCGTGATTTTAACGATACCGATGCTAACCAACTAGTTTTAGAAAAATACACTAGATGTACAATGAATCCAGATTTACCAGGTTTTATCGGTAGAAAAATTGGTACATCAGATGGTGAATATGAATTAAGATCTAAATATATTATGCTTGTTTTAGCTAGTGAATACCCAACTGATGCAATACCAGCTGGTTTCAAGGGAGTAACAACAAGATCTGAAATAGGTGAAATTCTTTATAAAACAAAATATTATGACGCAGGTGATGTATTATATTATGACGCTAGCGGAAATGCAAACACAACAAATGGTGATAAAGTTAAAAAAGTAACTTTAGGATTTTCAACAGACAATCATTTTGAATATGATAGAGACATGTTAAAGTTTAAGGGTAACGTAGCAGCCGGATCAACATTTGGTTTCCACTTATCAACAAATGCGTCATCAATCACTGGAACAACTGGTAGTAAATTATTTAAAACAACAGCATATGACTTAGAAGGTGTATCTAAAGGTAAATTAGCTACAACGCCATACAGAAAATTCACAATACCTGTATTTGGCGGTTTTGATGGCTGGGACATTTATAGAAATACAAGAACAAATGGTGACGGATATATCTTTGGTAAATCAACATATGTAAGTGGTCATACTGGTAACGGTGGTGTATTCAGCAGTACTGTTGGAAACTCAGATTATTATGCTTACTTACAAGGTATAGAAACATATGCAAATCCTGAAGCTGTAG